CTGCAGACTTCGCGCTGATGGCGTCGTTGATCTGTTGCAAATTCATGATTGTTTCCTCTTGTTTACTAATGCCCGCAGGGCTTCCATTTCCATGGCAGCCTTTGCGGAAACCGGTTGTGCCGCGTCAATAAGCATTTTGATATTGCCTACTGCAGCGGTCAGTGTGTCCATCAATTCGGTCAGGCGTGCCACGTTAGCCGACGATAGCGTGCGCCCTTCCTTCTGCCTAATCTCTGCGCGTTCGTTCAGCCTCGTGATGAGTCTATCGACGTCGGTTCCAACGTCTTCGAGATCATCATTGAGTCCCTTAGCGCTAATAAGTGCCGTTTGTGAGTTAGCACCGAACAGCACCGGTGACCACTCATAGAGTTTCCCCTTGACTAGTTCACGTGCTCCATCCTGTGCAAATGTTTCTTCAACTACTGAATAGCCGATCGAGAACTCGTCGATGATACCTTCCTTGATGTCGGAATAGGTCTCGCGGCCTCGCTGTGTGTTCATGTTAAATTGACCTCTGATATAGAGGCCACCGAGATCTTTCAAGCTATCCGGCAGCATGGCGTCGCCTGGCATTAGCTCACGGGCTTCTAATGTCTTGGCCACTGGTGTTTTCCAGTCGTGAGCCCAGACGCCCTTTGGCAATTTGGTCTTCAGCGAATCGTCGAAGAAACCGTACTTAACACGGTCGCCATAGCTGTCGACGTTATTAAACACGGAGACGATGGCCTCGATTACGCCACTGTCACCCTCTGCCTTTGCTTGAAATTCGAAAGTCTTACGTTCAATTTTCATGGTGTGTTCCCCATACCATACGAATTTGGGTTATGCTATTGTTTAATTATCCACAAGTTAGAGTTGCCGTGCACGTGTGAAGCATCGGCAGTTGACGGCATTCCATGCCGAGAGTCCATCGCCTGCAGGATATGGCGTAGTTTCACCACCTACCAAGAAAAGCCCAGGCCCTGCCTTTTCCCCTTCGAGTTGGTCATGCGCTGCCATGTGCTCATCACGTGCCCCTGACAAGGCCACCCACGACCGTCTGATACCGCCCAACTCATCCCAGACTGATTTTTGCACAGTGCCTGTTGTGGCTGTGGCTGTGGTGCGAGCGATGGCATTAGCACGTGATACCTTCAGGTCAGAAAACTTCTCCTTCAACAGCCTTGCCAGTTCCTCCTCACCAACACCGGCATTCTGTCGTAGTAGAGTCTGAATGTCGGTTCTGATGGTTCCTACGGAGTCCGCTATCTTATTGGCGCTCTCTGTTATACCAGCCTCACGGCCCCGTGTGAACTCGCCCTCAGCGTCGACCTCTTCCTGTGCTAATGCCAGCACGATCTCAGTGAGCTCGGTTCTGCTGTCCTCGGTTCCATCAACGAAATTCTTTTCCCACACATCGAGGCTGAATTGGTCATCTATCTTCGTCTCGATGCGGAGCGACTTAACGTCAGCCGTGATGGTGTCGTACAAATCATCCAAGACACGACCCCATTCCTTAGCAATCTTCTCGGATTGCTTGTTCAATAGGTCGTCGTAGGCTTTGGCGTATACTTGCGAGTCGGGGTGGTGTAGCCATGCTTTTGTTTCGGGGCCTATGGTAACGCTGTAGTTTTTGTGAAAGTATTTGTCCGAAGACACGCCACCTCCGAGGCTTAGTGTCTCAGGTGAATCGTCGACGTCTGAATCATCGTCTACGTCGCTGTCGTTGTCTGTAGATACCGCTTCCATGGCGATGGTCTCACCAGCGAGAGCCTGCACTGTCGAGAGGTCGAAACCAAGTTGCACGCCATATTCAGGGATAGCCAGCTGTGCGTTGATCTGGTCAGCGATCATATTCCAGAAGGGAACACGCACCATGTTAGTGAAGTCCTTGCTTGCCTGTTCAAAATTGCTGTAGGTGGCAGAGGATAACCCCATGTGCGTTCCTGCAATAATCGGGTGCACCTTGTAAGCACCACAGATGCGCGTCTCGTATTGACCAAAGGTATCAGACAATCCTAGTTCGTTCCAGTCAAGGGCGAGGCGTTTGACGTCCTTGACACCCCACATGATGCCCACGGAGCCCCTACGGTCGGCCCCATACTTACGCTTAAACGAACGTTCAGCAAGTGCCACCTGGTCAGGTGTGAGCTCTTCGTCGTAGACAACGATAGTCTTCGGCATGGCGTCGTTCTTGTGGATGTTGAACACCGTCGATGTGGCCTCGTTATAGCCCTCGATAGACTGCGCTGCTAACTCAACAGGGCTGCCACCACCGAGTGTTTTCTCGGGGTCGTACCAGAAGCCCTGAATGTGAACGACGTCTTCCTTGCGTACTGTGTACGCTACCTGTCCATCGTAATATAGGTAGTGTTCAACGTCCCCGTAACCATCGTTGACAGGGGCGAAGTTCTTATCTGAATACCAGCGCATGCCGATGATAGCACCCGAGGCGTTGCGTAGCTTATAACCATACGCGTTGCCACCAATGCACAGGATGGTCATGATCTCGCCAAAGGTCACACGCCATTGGTTACGTGTTAGCATTCCAACGATAGGCGATTCGAAGTCGTAACCATTCGGAGTAATCACACCAATCTGTGCTTCCGGCATCATCAGCGAATACGTCAGAGTGCACGCCACAGCCACGGGGTTCGCCTTCCACATCTGGTAAGCACCACGCCAGTTGACGATAGGTGTGAAGTTATGCTTGTTCCACAACTCCGTTACTGGTATAGGAAGGTCGTTCTGTGCGACCTCGCCAGTAGGGGAGATGAAAGCCTTGATTTGTTGAATTAGTCCCATTGTTCTAGTCCGTTATAGAAAAACAACTCCAGCACCCTGTGATTTCACAGCCGCCATCTCAGCGTAAACGAGAGCGTCCACCATGTCGTCATGGTTGCCCTCTGGAAAAGAAAGTAGTTCCTGTTCGAATGAAGGCTCCAGCCCACGTACGTGTGTAACCAGTAGCTGTTCATACCTTGCCAGCAGAGCGTGGAACCGTGTTACCTTGTCGCGGTCTGGTTTGACAGCCTTGACTGGTAACGATGTCTTGCGGAGTAGTTCCTGCACGACTGCCACCTGATACTGTACAGCCTCGATGTTGATACGCGATGGGTTCCACTTTGAAGCTAATGCCTGTACGCCAGTAACCACTTCGTGGAACCCTACCTTACCCCTCCACATATCCAGCACGTACCTACGCCCCGAGTCCTTGTCGTAGCCCACAACAGCGATGGCGGTATAGTCAGCAGTATCGGATTTGGAGATAGCAAGGTCAACCCCCATGCCTATTTTCAGATCCCTAGGCACCTGGTCGCTGTTGACGTATGTGATCATCTCACGTTTAACCAGAGCCCCCTGCACGTCTACAAACTCAGCGAGGTATTCCTGATTGAACACCACCGTCGGGAGCTCTCGCTGTGCAGCGTCGATCTCATCCTGTGCGATATAGGGATTCACGCTTGTAGGCATACGAAATGATGCATAGGTCTCATCGAGCCTGGCACGTTCGTACATCGCGTGGAAATCGTTGCGTCCCTTTGGCGTGCTGAAGAAATACCCGTCGCCCTTGTAATCCGTCAACGTCGGACGGATCGCCTCATTCCAGGCGTCCATAAAGTTCCTGACCATCGCCACCTCATCGCAGACGACACGGGCATACTTACGGCCCCGCACGCTGTCGAAGGCGTCTAATGACCAGCAGTCGATGATACCACCCGTCTCGATGGTAAGGCGCTTCTCCTGTTCGCTTACACCCGTGATTATAGGATGCAGGGTTGTCTTAAGTGCCTTCCAAACATCAGATAGCATCTTGTACGTCGGTGCAAAGTATGCCGCTGGTTTGCCCATGATAGCCGATTCGATAAGCAGGGCTTCCGCCATCACGGTCTTGCCAAACCTTCGACCACAGGCGACCGTGTTGAATCGCCTCCGGTTGCGGAAGATTAGCTTCTGGCCGTCGTGTAGCTGTGCGTCGATGGTTATCACGGCGTGTCGTCCTTCGGCCCTATGGCGATGATCTCGGCATCCTCGATGTGCTTGGGCTCTTCATGTGTAGGGGCCAGCACTATCCTAATGTCAGTCTTGCCTGACACCTCCGTTGCAGCCTTGTCCGTCTGTGCGAGGTGTTGCTTGCCCAGCCAGATCAACATCGTGTTATCACCTGACAGGGCTTTGTCGATCTGTGTCTGTGCTAGCTGGAACCTGACGTCATTGCGTTCGTTCTCGATCATGAGGGCATAGTCAGCCTTCAACTCACTCACTGGCACGTCACGGTTCAACAGAACAGAGCACCACCGTGATAGGGCAGTCCAGCCCATCATGGCGCGTGCACGACGTTTCAGTTCGGCCTCTTGTGAAGGTGTTAGGTTCATTCAGCTATTAAGTTATACTTAATAGTTGGTCACTTATCCACAACATCACAAGCCCCTCATAAGGCTAGCATAGTTGATCTGCTGTATGTCAGTGACGACCGAACGGACGTCGCTGTACATCAGGTAGGCGTCCTCGATGCTGGCGATGCCGTGCAACACCGTAGCGTGGTGTTTCTGGCTGTGCTTGGCAATCGACGTCAGCGTCCAGCCGTAGTGCTTGCTTAGGATATACCACGTGATAGAACGCGCCCTGACTACATCAGCAC